TCTATTGGCAGCGGAATTAGATCTGAGATGAAAGATCGGTTTCCATCGTTGGCTAGTCAAGTAGACTACTTTACAATGGAAACCTGCTTATGTTCTTTCAAAAAGATCTTTCGCCAGAAACATGGACGTTACCTTAGTTACTATCTTGACCGACAAGCTGAAGAGATCCAAGTTGCAGAGAGTGATGGATGGTCTGGTATCGAATGGGATGTGCTCTGGGATGCTCGTAATGAAACAATAGATTTGCGCTTGGATCGTAAACAGGGTATAATTAAGGAAAGGTTCGGCAACTTCTTAGCTACTGGTAAGATGGATGGTTTGGACTGGATGTTTGATGATGAAGAACGTGTTGCAATTGGATTGGAGAATTTCTTATGACACATAATGTTGGTGATGTTATTGATGATGATGGTGATTTGAAAATTATGACTAACAATGGACTACAAACCATTATGTCTAACGCAGTGCTTACTACTCCATCTTCTATTGGTGCTGTTGGTAATTGGAGTGCTAATAATGTTGTTACTGGCGTGCCCGTTAATAGCGGGTTTACTATCAACGTAAACCCAGATGACATGCTCGAGAAATATGAGTTCAATCAATTCGTTGTTGAGCACAAAGTCCAAGAGCAAGAACTGTTGACTCTGAAAGAACAGAACGTCAACTATGCTGAAGAAATTAAAGAAGCCATGGCCAAGAATTGTGCTCGTGAGTTCATTAAGAAGCTGTCATTCTCTAAGAAGCATGACCCCGATACTTCTACCCACTCTTTCCGTGGTCGTGTTTGGGTGTTTACCCGAGAAGAATTGGTTAGCCTAATCGAAGACGTTAAGCAAGGTAAAGTATGATGATTGATAAATTTGGTGTTCAAGACGAGATCAAAGTCGAGTTGATCAAGAACACTCTGAAGACTCGAAAGATTATTGCCGTTGGTGGTGTTCCAGGGACTGGTAAGACTACCTTGTTCCGTAAGTATATGGAAGACAAAAGCTGGATCGAAACTGCTCCCGCCAAGCTAGTGGTTGCCAGCTACAATCAAGACCGAGACTTATACATTCTTGGTAAGTACGATGAGGGTGAAACCTTTGCTGGTACGGATCGTCTTTCCATGGCAGTTCAGCCTCCGCTCCAAGAATGGATCGCCTCCCATAACTGTAATATCCTGTTCGAAGGTGACCGAGTATTCAACCAGTCTTTCCTAGAGTTTTGTATGGGTCTCCCGAACACCGAACTTCAGGTGGTCTATTTGAAGGCTCCACAGACCATGCTGGAGCAGCGCTATAAGGATCGAGGCTCCGACCAGTCCGAGCAATTCCTAAGAGGGCGAGAAACTAAATATAGTAACATACTGTCTAATTTCGACCTGATGTCCTACATTACTGAGTTCAATAACACTAACTTAGAGGAACAATCGAAAGTCCTTGCACATTTGGAGAAGCAACTTAGTTAAGCAAGACTTTCTGGGAGGCTATGCATTTCCTAGAAACCGCCAACTACGACTGGATGGGTCTGCTCAACTTTTATGAGCGCCCATTCCGAGCCAAGCTCATTCCATCTAAAGTGTGGAAAGATCTAGACAGATACGAGAATGACTCTCTAGGTCTTTCCAATTACGTTAAGAAGTGGCGTACCAAAATCGAGTGGATCAAACAAAAATCTAAGGCTAAAGTCTACAAAGACTTCATCGCCATTGGTGGAGAGTACTCTCCCGAAGATCGCCAATGCACCTTAATTATCCATTCAGTAAACTTCGACAAACATCCTTTCACCTGCGAATCATGGGACAGATTTAAGTATCGTTTCATTCAAACGCTCATGCATGAGCTAATCCACTTCATGCAGTATGATCGTAGAGATGACAGCTACAGTAACTACGTTGTCCCATACAAAAAGGTTGGTCAGAAGAAGAAGGACGATGAGAGAAGATACCTTTCTGAATTTGACGAGATCCAAGCATACGCCCACTGCGTATACCTAGACTTCAGATTATTCAAGCCGAACGTTGATATTGACACTCTGCTCTCTCGCTGTAAGAAAAGAGTGGACTCTAAAACCCTACACTACTTTCTAAAGACATTCAACTACGACTTTAGAAACAATGCTTCTCCTCAGAAGATTATACAGCAAATCGTTAAGTGGGATAGGAAGTATAATCGCTTGACCTAAATAGTTCGTTATTACTATAATGAACTGAAATGGCGAAACAATACTTTCAAGGCAAGGCTGGGTTTGATATGCTTCTTAAGAAGAAGCCATCTCTCAAAGCAGTTATTGCCACTTTTAAAAACGTTAGTTCTATGATGTATCTGGAAACAGATGATGGCGTCATGGGAGCAACACCGCTTATCAAAATTGTTTCATCAAACGAAGACGCCATTCATGATGTAGCTGCAATGGCTGCTAAAGTAAAGACTGCTAAAGTCACTGATCAAAAAGGTAACAAGTTCTTAGTTACTGTCGGCGCAGATAAATTCTATTTGTACAAGTCAGGTGGTCGTTTACAGAACGTTGTAGACGAAGACGGCAATTCTCTGACTTCTAAAACTCCATCCACAGCCCAACAAGAAGATGGTACTAGGTTCTGTTTAGAGTATTATTCCACGAACAAGAAGTACCCAGAGAAGACTCTGATTAACAAGGCTGTTGGGTTTGAGTTTGGTAAAGACTGGCACGATTCTTTCGAGAAAACAGTTAATGCTGTTCTGACAGTTCTACCGAAATCAACTATCGGACAGTATGATTTCTATCGAGACAGTAATCCTAAGAAGCCTCAGTTCTTAAATCAAATCACAGATTCTAAGGTTCTTCCAGACAGTAAAGATAACTGGAATCCTTCAGACATCTGGGCAGTTAAGAAAACATCTGCTGCTAAATTAACGACTGCCGTTGATGCGTTACACAAGAAATTGCTCGCCAAGAAGGTGGGTATTGAAGACCTGAATAAGTTTGTAGAAGATAAACTTAAGACTAAAGAGATCGTGGGTATCTCTCTTAAAAAGGTTGCTGGACCAAAGGCTACCATCTCTAAGATCGAAGTTGACTCTGCTCTTATAAAGAGTATCAAATTCATCAAGCCAACTAAGAAGTTTGACTATAAAGTATCCAACTCATACTTTGACTTCTTGTTGGACATGAAAGTGTTCAAGGACACAGTTAATTATAGATTCCGTTTCCGTCCACGTGGCGCATCAGGCGAGTTAAATACTTACGGTGAAGGACAACCACAAGACGCTAAGGTTTGGGATGGTGCTATCTCCAGAGATATGCTAAACGGTGAATTTCCAGGGATGTTAAACATCACTTCTGATATGAAGAAACTGGCAAAAGCACCACCGACTGTCTCTGCCGCAGTGGCTTCTTTGTCTAGTCTAGCCATCTACAGGAAGTTTGCTGCTTTCGTTAAGGCTAATAAGTTCAAGTTCGTTAATGTATCTGGAATGGATGATAAGATGGGAGACTATGAAGTTCGCCGAGCAGTCGTTCTTCTATACTACATCTTCGCTTTGGAGACTGCGTCAGACCCAAACTCTGTGTATAAACAGATGTACTTGGCTGCTAAGAAGATGAATGCCTTTTCTTCTGTGCACTACAAAGTTTATTAAATTATAAATAAGAATATACTACTTTATAGATGGATTAAATGAAAGATTACAAACAATTCCTAAAAGAATTGCCGTCAAAAACGGTTGTTCTAGCCTGTGGTAAGTTTAACCCTCCAACGATGGGACACGAACTTGTTATCAAGGCTGTCAAAGTACTCGCCGAACAAAGAGGCGCAGACCACGTAATCTATGCATCTTCTGCATCAGATAACAAAAAGAATCCCCTGTTAGTAGAAAAGAAACTCCAGTATCTTAATCTGGTATTCCCTAAGACCAACTTTGTTGAGTCTGTGGATGCAATGCCATCATTGATTAAACAACTGAAAGAGAACTACAAAAACATCGTAGTAGTAACCAGTGCAGATAAAGCACCTGCTCTACGCCGTTTAGGTGTTGAGGTTATCTCAGCTGGTGAAAAAGATCCAGACTCCGATGACACACTCCGTTCTGCTGCAGCCAAAGGGTTGTATGAAGAATTCAAGAAGGGTCTTCCAACTGCTGTAAGAGAGATCGACTCTCGTCGTTTGATGAACGATGTGCGTGTGGGCACTGGTTTGGAAGCCATCAAAGAACAGATTAACTTAGTTAAAGATGATCTCCGTGAGAAGTATTTCCGTGGTGAAATCTTTAAAGTCGGTGAGATGGTAGAATCTAACGGTGAACAATTTGAGATTGTGAAGCGTGGTTCGAATCACTTGCTTGTTAAAGAAGCATCAGGTAAACTTACATCAAAATGGATTCAAGACGTGCAACAAATAGAAAAACAAAAACCAAAGAAGCACCCACAAATTGAGACTGACTTATGTCCACAGTGCGGTAAGAATCACGAAGGCACTTGCGCAGAAGACTTCAAACAACCGTTTGATCCTATGTTTAAAGAGTCATTCAAACAGTGGAGAAAGAAGAAATGAAAAAACTACAAGAAGCCCTAAGAGTGGCCATGGCAGATACATTCGTAATGTATTTCAAAACACACTCATTCCACTGGAACATCGAAGATAAAGACTTCCCTCAATACCATGAGTTCTTCGGCGACTTATACGAAGACATCTATGGGGCTGTAGATCCATTGGCTGAGAACCTACGCAAGCTAGGCGACTACTCTCCGAAGAGTCTTATGGATCTATATGACCACAAGACCATTATGGAAGAATCATCGATCCCTGATCTTAACGGCATGTTAAAGGCGACATTGGCGGCAAACGATCAAGTCTTGTATAGCCTAAATAAAGCATACACGTTGGGAGAACAAGAGAAGAAATATGGTCTCTGTAACTTTCTAGCGGATCGTATCGATACACACGAGAAGCACGGCTGGCAATTACGTGCTTCATTAAAGGGATAAAATGAAGTCGTTTCTAACCTACCTAAAAGAAGAAAAGGATGCGCTGGGTCATGGATCTGATTCATCTGGTGATAAGCTAAAGCACATCCACCACGCTGAAGATCGTCCATTACTACATGGTCCAAAGGGTTTTGAACACGCTCATGGTTCTCTACTTCGCGCCCATACTCATATGTCTTCTGGTTCTAAGAACTCTAACTTGTCTATGAAGTATGATGGTTCTCCAGCTGTAGTCTATGGACACCACCCAAAGTCTGGTAAGTTTTTCGTTGCTTCTAAGTCTGCGTTTAACAAGACTCCAAAGATTAACTATTCCCATGCTGACATCGATAAGCATCATGGTCATGCTCCAGGTCTTGCTGATAAACTAAAGGCTGCTCTAACTCATCTACCAAAGGTAGCACCAAAGAGTGGTGTTTATCAAGGCGACTTGATGCACTCTAAGACTGACGTCACTCACCACGAAAACGGTTCTGCGTCTTTCACCCCAAACACTATCACTTATACTGCTCATGGTAAAGAAGCAGATGAAGTTAAGAAATCTAAAGTTGGTATTGTTACCCATACACAATACCATGGTAAAGACCTAGAGTCTATGTCTGCCAAGCCACTTCACAGCAGTGAAGGTTTCGGTACTCATAAAGACGTTTACCAAAAGTCTCCAGAGCACGACACAAGCAAAATCTCTTATCCAAAAGACGCACAAGATAAGTTTCATGCTCATATGGCAGCAGCTAAAGAGATCCACGATACTCATAGCGGATCGATGTATAAAGCTACTCAACGCCATCAAGGTGAAGGTGGCCACATGGCTACTTACATTAACTCAACTGTTAAGAATGACCAGATCCCAACTGCTTCTGGTTTCAAGTCTCATGTTGCTGGTCACTTCGAGAAAGCAGCTGGTAAGTTAAAGTCTGAAGCTGGACAAGCTAAGAAGAAAGCCGAAGGCGCAGAACACGAATCTCATATCGAGTCTAATAAGTCTCACTATGAAAATCTATTCTCAATGCATCACCACCTACATCAAGCCAAGAATACTTTGGTTAAACACTTAGAATCTCATGAGGGTGGTCTTGAACATCACATCTCTGGTCAGAAATCTAAGCCAGAAGGTTTCGTTGTTCACCATGACAATGAGCCAACTAAGTTGGTTAATCGTGCTGAGTTTGCTAAGGCTAACTTGCTAAAGGTAAGAAAATGAAATCATTCAAAGAATTATTCGAAGCTAAAGATGCAGGTGGCCATGGTTCTGAAAAGCACCATGTTATGTCATTTGCTAGAATGAATCCACCTACAACTGGCCACATGGAAGTTATCAATAAACTACATGCTGTTGCCAAAGAACATAATGCTCCACATAGCCTAATCGTTTCTCACTCTCAAGACGCTAAGAAGAATCCTCTTAGCGCTGAACAGAAAATCAAACATATCAAACGTTACTCTTCAGAGACTAACGTTAAAGCTGCTGACAAAGAATCCCCAACTATCCTTCATCATGCCGCTGCTCTACATAAGAGTGGTGTAGAACACCTACATGTAGTTGCTGGTTCAGATCGCCATAAAGAAATGCACGATCTCTTACACAAGTACAATACTGGTGAAGAACATAAGCACGGTTCTTTCAAGTTTAAGTCTATCACAATGCACTCTTCTGGAGAACGTGACCCAGACTCTGAAGGTACTACTGGAATGTCTGGCACCAAGATGCGCCAACATGCTCATGATAAAAACTTTGCCGAATTCCGTAAGGGTGTTCCATCCCACGTTTCTGATAAGCACGCACATGAACTAATGAACGATGTTCGTAAGGGTTCTGGTATCAAAGAAGAAGCTATTAGCTATCAGACATTTATGGAAGTTCGTATGTCTGCTGCTGTTAAGCTACAGAGAGCATTCGAACGTGAGCAACAAAAGTCTGCTGCTTCAAGAGAACGTGCCAAGCAATTGTTAGCTCCAAAGAAGCCAGAACCAGTTAAAGAAGAAACAATCGACGAGACAATCGTAAAGGTTGATTCTGGTTATGAAGTCAAGAGCGAAACAGGTAAGAATCTTGGTGGTTCACCAACTCTTGCTGGTGCCAAGAAACGTCTAAAACAAGTAGAATACTTTAAGCATATGAAAGAGGAAGAGATGCAATTCACAGAAAGTGTCCACGACAACCGTACTGGTTTCGCTAAGAAGAAACGTGAAGACGACGAAGGTGGTGAGTTATACCGTCACACTTACAAGTTCCATGTGTCAAAGCCTGGAGTTGAAGATGGTAAGAAACATGAACGTCATGTTACTACTCCACTGACTACTCGCAAGAAACATGAGTTGGAACATTTGGCTCGTGCACATATTACAAAGCAAGGTTATAAGATTCACGAGGAAGCTATGGCAGAAGAAGAAAAACGTGGCGCATACGAGAAAAAGTCTCCAGTAGTCATCGCTCCAAAAGATCCAAAAGCTAAGACATACGGTAAGATTGTTTCTAAGATCCGTACAATGTCTGAAGAGTCTGATGCTTATGCAAAGTCTGAAGAAAACAAACGTTCTGCTGAAGCAGCTAAGTCTCAAGCTAGACCATTCGACTACCATATGCATATGGC